CTTTGAATGAAGAGCAATTTGTAAAGCGTTGGTATGAGTCAGCACAAGATGCTGATTATTTATTAATTGCAGATACAGGATCAACAGACAAAACAAAAGAAATAGCATCGCATTTAGGTATAGACGTTCATTCTATATCAGTGGCTCCCTGGCGATTTGATGATGCTAGAAATGCAGCGCTTGCATTAATTCCTGCAGACATAGACTACTGTATTTCCTTGGATATGGATGAAGTACTTTCAGAAGGATGGCGGGAAGAACTAGAAAAACTTCCATCTACAGTAACAAGACCAATACATAGACTAGTAACATCATTTGATGCAAATGGGAATCCAGGTGTTGAATTTGATGCATTAAGAATTCATTCAAGACATGGTCATAGATGGAAATACCCAATTCATGAATCTGTTGCATTTTACGGAATAGATGAAGTAAGACAAAATGTTGATATTAAGATATACCACTACCCAGATAATAATAAATCAAGAGGGCAATATCTTCCGTTGTTAGCAATGGCGGCACAAGAAGATCCTACAAGCGACAGGTGTGCACATTATTATGCAAGAGAGCTTTTCTATTATGCCAGATATGAAGAAGCAGCAATTGAGTTTAAAAGGCATCTAGAATTACCTTCGGCTTTCTGGAAGCCAGAAAGATGTGAGTCTATGAGGTATATTGCAAGGTGTGAGCCAAACAACAAAGAGTACTGGCTCAGGCTGGCCATTGCAGAATGCCCAGAAAGAAGAGAGCCTTTTGTAGATCTTGCTCAATATTTTTATGAGCTTCAAGAATGGGATAGAGTAAAAGAATATTCAGAGCTTGCCTTAAATATAAGAGAAAAATTTCTAGGACTACTTCATGGTAAAATTGCATTAGATCTTAATAATGATGACAGGCTAAAAAAGAATGTAGAGTTCTACGAATCAGCCTTGTCAAATATTGGAGAATAATGTCATATAGGCTAAAGGTTATAAAAGACAGCCCAATAGGATTCTGGATGCTTGATGAGTCTTCAAGCAGTTCAGTAGCTATGGACTATTCAGGCTGCAATAACAATGGTGCCTATACTGGATCTCCTGCTACAAATATTTTGCCACTTGTTCCAGGCGGGGGGTCAGGAACAAAGATTACAAACTTATCATATATAACTTTTCCTATAACTAATAACTACTACACAGCAACCTCTACTCCAGGAATGGCAACAAAGTATTCCTCAGATAATGACTTTACAGTGGAGTGCTGGATTAATCAATCAATTGAGTCTACTTCAAAAACAACATTATTTGCAGACGATACCAGCAAGATCGGTCTCTACTGGGATAGAGGAGATATTGTATTTAGCGTTTCTCAAGATGATGAAATAAGATACCCAGTAACGTATTCAAAAAGATCAATGCACATAGTTGGAGTGTATTCAATTTCTTCAATTTCCTTATATGTTGACGCAAGGCTCGTGGCAACAAAATCTTTATCCCCTGACTTTAAATTTACAAATACAACAATTGCATTTACAGCGGGGCCTACATCGAATATATCAGATTCATTTATAGTCGATGCCCCAGCAATATATAGGTATTCTATTTCTCCACAATCAATATTGAGCCATTTCAATGCAGGAAGCGTTTCATCTTCTGCAATACAAATTGTTGCTCCAGATCAAGGCATATTGTTTTCAGGCACAGACGCATCTATTAGAGCTCAATTCCAATACTCATATCCTATCAATAGAAGATGGACGGAATTCCTAGACGAAAATACATACTATGATGAAGCGGCAGGATATATTTCATTTTATAAGACCGATACCTCTGTAGCTAAAACATTTATCATGGAAGACTTCTTTATGGTTCCAAGCGGGATCCCGTATGTAACCTCAAAGGTTGAGTGGAGAAATGATTTAAATATATCTGTTGAGTCAAGCGTAGATGGAGTAGCATGGCAAAATTGTACAAATGGAATGCCATTACCTCAATATACAAAAGACGGGTTTAGTTCAACAGGATTAGTTTATTTAAAGATAACCATGACAACTTCAGATGCTAGTAAATATCTTCCAAGACTTGCATATTTTGCAGTAAGCTTTTATACAAATAAAGATGTATATGCAGATAACTTTGGATACAAGATATCATCTCCAACTGAATACTATATTGGATCATTAAATTACCCAGTTCTTTCAAGACATTATGATAATGGAATAAGAACAAAGGCAGGGTCTGGATTTAACTTGTCCGCCTCCTCACCCGTTAACTCTACAGAGATGCTCTTCACGCCCTCTACAAGCGCCGCTAACACCCTAATCTATTTACCTGCGGCTGAAGGTGTGCCAGAAACAAAGTATGCCTGGAACGGCTCTGGGACGGTCTCAAAGGCAAACATCCTGTCAATATTTATAAACGGAGTTGACAGAACATCGGCAACGAACATAAGCTCGTTTTTAGTAGAAGAAGAACTTCATCATATAGTAATTAACTTTACTGCACCAATTTCAGGTAATATACAGTTTAACTATTTAGTATCTGGTGGGCCAACATCCCTATATAATAATATTGCCGTATACCCAAATAGCTTTACTCAGCAACTTGTAAACACCCACTACGGTTTATATATAGGAAAAGCTTCTGTATCTGTTTCAGATCCGTCCATATCTGTGACAGAAAAACCATTTAGGGCATACAATAACGACTGGATTGTGTTACAAAGTATATAATTCTGTCACACCAGTTGACAAAAAGCTGGACTTGAGTAGACAATAATGGTAAAATAAAGTCCTATGGATATCAATAATACTAGATACAAGGTTCTTGATGAAGAGAGCACACTAGGCATATATGTCTGGGAGATGCCTGACGGCAGATGGATTGGAGACGACGATGGGAATTTTCTTTCAGTCACGTCAAAAAAAGGCAATAGATCCAGAATCGATGCTTTGGCTAGAGAAGTTCGCACATTCGGTATATATGAAGGCGGGCCTAAATTTCTTTCTGCAAGAAGAAAAATTGATGACGAAGAATTTGAATACCAAAAACAAAGACTTAACTGGGGATTAATTCCAGACCCTATGGATATTGGTAACTATAAAGATGAAATGAAAAAGATGGGTGGCATGAAATGATTGAGGTTCAAGAAGAAGACGGAAATACAATTGATATATCTAACACAGCCGACTGGTTTTCTTTTAAAAAAGAGCAGCCAACAAGTGACCCATTTGCAATAAGCGGGGATGACCTAAGAAAAGTAAGAGGCGTAGGAACAGCATTTAAAAGAAAAATTAACCGAGAGTTTTCAAAAGCCTTTACAGGAATTGAAGGCGTAGGCACACAACAAAATCTTCTTGCACAGGCTATTAGTGGCTATGCAATGTTTGACCTTATTGAGCCACCATACAACCAAGAATATCTATCTAAAATTTATGAAGTGTCAACATATAACTATGCAGCAATTAATGCAAAGGTTGCAAACATTGTTGGGCTAGGATACGATTTTGTTGAAACAAAAAAGACAAATGATGCATTTGATTCAATAACAGATGAGAAGCAATTAGAAAGAGCCCGCAAAAAGCTTAACAAGTTGCGCCAAGACCTGCACGGATGGCTGGACACAACAAATGAAGAAGATACCTTTACTCAAACATTAATTAAGGTGTACACAGATTTAGAAGCAACAGGAAACGGCTATATTGAAATAGGCAGAACTACAGGCGGAGACATTGGATACATTGGGCATATTCCTGCAAAGACAATGCGTGTCCGTAGACTAAGAGATGGCTTTGTTCAATTGCTTTACGGCAAGGCAGTGTTCTTTAATAATTTTGGAGACACAGAAACAGAGAATCCGATTGCTGGACAAGAAGATCGACCAAATGAAATTATACATTTAAAGAAGTACACACCAATGAACAACTACTACGGCATACCAGATATTGTGGCTGCCCAGGTTGCTCTAACTGGTAATGAATTTTCTGGAAGATATAACCTAGACTACTTTGAAAATAAGGCGGTCCCAAGATATATTATTACAGTAAAAGGAGCAAAGCTTTCACCAGAGTCAGAAAGAAAGCTGCTTGAATTTTTCCAGGTAGGATTAAAGGGCAAGAACCATAGATCCCTATATGTCCCACTTCCATCAGATACCCCTGACTCAAAGGTTGAATTTAAGATGGAGCCAATCGAAGCTGGAAACCAAGAAGGCTCATTTGAGAAATATCGTAAATCAAATAGAGATGAAATTTTGCTAGCCCACCGTGTTCCAATTAATAAAATAGGAACACCAGAGGGAGTTAATTTGGCTGTTGCTCGTGACGCAGATAAGACATTTAAAGAGCAAGTCTGTAGACCCGCCCAGATGATTCTAGAAAAGAAAATTAATAATATATTCGGCGAGAAGACAGACGCATTGCTTTTAAAGTTTAATGAATTAACATTGACTGACGAAGATACCCAGTCTAAAATTGACGAAAGATATTTAAGAATGCAGGTCATTACCCCTAATGAAGTTAGAATTAGAAAGGGCATGATTCCAATTGATGGCGGAGATAAGGTCGTAGACCTTCAAGCCCAAGCAGCAGAAATTAGAGCCCAAGCTGGGAACACCAGACAAAGGTCTCAAGATCGCCAAGCAAATTCCCCAGATGTTTCTGGAGAAGGAAGAAATGCTAAAGGCGACGGCAGACAAGTTGACTAACCCCACTCAACTGTTATTTGCCTTTTTATCTATAAGTCGCTAAAATTAAGCATATGAATATTGAAAAGTCTTTGTGGTCCAGTCATGGCGACAACATCAGTCTATCGGTTCCCTTTACAAAGGTTAACCGTGAAAAAAGAACGGTGTCAGGATTCGCTACATTAGATAATGTTGATCAGACAGGCGACGTTGTCACAGCAGAAGCAAGCCTAAAAGCTTTTGAAGGCTTTAGAGGAAATCTTCGTGAGATGCATAACTCAACAGCAGTTGGCAAGGTTGTTTCATTTAAGCCAGAAACATACTACGATCCAAAATCAAAAGAATTTTATAACGGTGTATATGTAGATGCATATATTTCAAAAGGCGCACAGGACACTTGGGAAAAAGTTTTAGACGGAACCCTATCTGGATTCTCAATCGGCGGTAAGATTAATGAGTCAGACAATGAAGTCAATAAGGCAAATGGCAAGACAGTAAGATTTATTAAGGATTACGATTTGATTGAATTGTCAATTGTAGATTCTCCAGCAAATGAACTTTGCAATGTTCTATCTATTCAAAAGGTAAACGGCCAATTGATATTTAAAGGAATTGCAACTGAAGTAGTAACAGAAAATATTTTTTATTGTGAAGAAAGCAATTCTGTTTTTATCTCAACAGAAAAAACATATGACTCTCCAGTATCTGGAAAGCCAGCACAACTAATTGGTTGGGTTGAGAGCTCAGATGTTAACAAGTCAAAAGAGATTGATAAGATTCTTGATGCATATAAGCATTCAAGATTTACGTTGCCTGATACACAAATAGCAAAACAGGCAAACGCAGAAGGAGGTAATGAAGTGTCAGAA